TGTTAACTCCTTTTATAAATGTCTGCGTAGGCGATGAAGACACACTTAGTCAGCAGAATAAACACTGTATTGTGTTTTTACTAAATCATCTTCTAAAGGTATCGCCCTTACCTTGAATACTAAAAAGTATTCATGAATGCCCAAACTTAGTGAGCATTCAAAAATACTTTAAGAGATTTTAAAATATATAAGTCAATAAACTAACAATACAAAATTACTGCAACTACAAGTCTCTAAACAGTATTAACAAAAAGTTAAATTGCTTATCCAGTAAAATTGTAAATTAGCCATTGCTGACTTGAGTGGACTTTCCTACGAGTAAAGAAACTCATCAAGACTTGTCAGAGATTAAGACTAGGTTTGGAATCCAGTCAGAGTATGCTAACTCAAAGTCTCTCGTAGGCACACAGTTTTTGTTATCATGGAAAAACTGGAAACCATCTAAAAAAATTTATTCGATATTTGCTCCTAAAAAAAACATACCATTTTATTTCATACCTACACTCCATTTGCAACAACTAAATTCAATGCCTTATAACCTTATATATCAACAATAATAAAAGGTTCTTAAAATGTTCTCTACTAATCAGTGTCTAAAAATGCATAAATAAATAGTATCATGGCACGAGATAGGTCTATAACAACTGATGACATCAAGCAGTATTATTTTAAAATGCCACGCAGTCATAGAAGCATTAGAAGATTGCATTCTGAACTAACAGAAAAATTTGGTGGTAAAAAAAAGATACCATCACTCGCAACAATATTCAGACATAGTAAACAAGAGGGATGGATACATGAGGCAAACATGGTAGATGTAAAAACAAATGAAAAAACTTTAGACAAGATTGCAGAAAAAAAATCAGTAGAACTAACTGACCTAACAGACAAATTAAAAGCGACATCCAATGAAGCATTACAAAAAGTTTTAACAGCATTACAGAGTGGTGTTGTTAGTGATTTAGAAAAACCTAGTGACCTGTTGAACATGACAAAGGTAGGAGTAGAAAGTTCTAAGTTAGCAAACCTGTTAGAAGGTAATCCTACATCAATCAGTGGTAATGTTGCAATTGATACAGATGATGTTGTTGCATTAAAAAAACATATAGCAGATTTGTACCAGTCAATTAATGATGACTTGTTTATCAAACAACAAGAAGAAATGAAAAAAAAATTTAACTGATGAATTGTAATTGCTATTGTATTCCTAAATGTTGTGAACTACAAAATTGCACAGAAGAGATTTGCAACTGTAAAATAAAATTACAGGAAGACCAATCAGATTTAGAAATAGAATTTATAACTGAAGAGATAACTCTTCACTGAAGAACTCTACTGCATGGACTGTTAAAGAAACAATCCAATACAGTAGAACAAGATAGACTAGTTAAGAGTACGAATGAGAGTCTTAATCTTTTTGATGGAGTCTAACTCTTTGACATACTCATTGTTAACTTTATTAACAAAGACATAATCCAATAAAACAATTCTGCCGATAGCATCTACTAAAGATAATTTTCGGAGAGATGTATTGGTCTCATCATGTCTCTTAACGATAGTCACCTTAGTCTGCATATCACTAATACGTTTAGCATCATCAGACTTCAACCACTTGTCTAGTTCGACAAGTATTTCTTTTTCATTAATCATTGTTTAATCCTTTCGATTAATTGTTATGTAATTAACTATACAAGTTTAATGAGATTATTTTCTCACATAGTTATGTGTAAGATTAGTCTCCATTATGGAAATCAAACTTACATATTAGTGTGTATAAAAGTATCTGAATATTCCAATATAAAGAGCATAGAGAGATAACTAAATGCTTTGAAGTATGATTGGATAAGACACTTTATTGCTGACAGATTGAGAGCAGTAAATATATTCAGTCTGCTATTATCTCCCTGTCTTATTATATTAGTTATAACTACATATCATTCCTAGTAATTACAGGAATATAAGAGAGAGCAGAGTAGGAGATGTACCGATTACTGCCTACGTTCCTATAATAAAGATTATGCGACAATACGATATGTCACTCAATACTATCATCACTCCCCTACCCTACTGTATTACTCGCTTTACTAGGGCGTTTTTCTGACATACTGTATAATTGACCCCCCACCCCCCTGTTTGCTCGACTTACCTAACATCCATACAAGGGCTAGTGACATACCATAGTAGCACAGATAACCCCACCCTATTACTATAGACCATGGGGTATATTTATATATACTGATAGCATGGATGATATAGCACTCAAGGCTGATGGTTTCGATGATGCCATCATGGGATACGCTGGTAGATGTGGACTCAACGATGTTCTGCTCTACAGCACAAAAAAGATTATAGATACGCTAATGGAGCGAGATGGCATGACTGATGAGGAAGCCATTGAGTTCTTTGAATTTAATATAAAGGGAGCTTACATGGGAGAGGGAACACCCCTCTACTATGATGACTTAGCCATTGAGAATACCAGAGACAACTGAAGAGAAGATAGCTCAGCTACAGCTTCTTGTTGGTAAAGTAAAAGATTTAGAGTCAAAGCAAGGTGCTCGCACTGGTCTGCTGGGGTATGCAAAATCCCAGATGGACAACTATAAGACCCCTCCACACATTGTGAAGCTGGCAGAGAAGCTAGAGGCGGTAGAGCGTGGTGATGTCAAGAGACTCGCCATATTCATGCCACCCAGACACGGCAAATCTATTCTGACCTCAGAATTTTTTCCCGCATGGTATATGGGCAGGAACCCCGATAAGTATATTATCTGTTCCACATACGCTCAGGACCTAGCGGATGATTTTGGTCGTAAGGTCAGAAACCAGCTTCAGGATGGTAACTATGGCGAAATTTTTCCCGACACGCAGCTATCAACGGACTCAGCTAGTGTTCGCAGGTTCCACACGACAAAGGGTGGAGTCTACTACGCTGTGGGTGCGGGTTCTGCCATCACGGGTAGAGGTGCACACTTACTACTGATAGACGACCCGATTAAAGGTCGTGAGGAGGCGGACTCCCAAGCTATGAGGAAGAACCTCTTAGACTGGTATCGCTCCACCGCCTATACAAGATTAATGCCGAATGGCAGTGTTATCTTAATTCAAACGAGATGGCACGAGGATGACCTCGCTGGATGGGTACTCAAGGAGACGGGACACGAGGGCTGGGACATAGTTGAGTTTCCAGCGATATTAAACGATACCGCAGCTGATATGCTCGGTCTCAAGGAGGGCGACCCACTATGGGAGGAAGCCTACCCGCTAAAAAGATTAGAAGAGATTAAGAAGACCGTAGGAACACGGGAGTGGACATCGCTCTACAACCAGACTCCCTCGGTGGAAGAAGGAAACGTCATTAAGAGATGGTGGTGGAAGTATTGGAAACGAGAACAGCTACCTGAAATACAGTACAAGATACAGTCTTGGGATACCGCCTACACAGCGAACCAGAACTCAGACTACTCTGCGTGTACAACGTGGGGTGTATTCTCTGGGGAGGGCGGGTATAACCTAATTTTACTCGACTCGTATCGAGAACGCCTGACGTTCCCTGAATTGAAGAACGCAGCGATAAGTCTGTACAACACGCACCAGCCTGATAATATTCTAGTCGAGGCGAAGGCGAGTGGACTGTCACTGGTACAAGAGTTAATGAGAACGGGAATACCTATTACACCTTTTAATCCGAAACGTATGGATAAGCTGGCGAGAGTTCACGCCATCACGCCATTATTCGAGAGCGGAAGGATTTGGGCACCCGACACGGATGAAACCGAGGCAGTGGTATCTCAGTGTGCGGCTTTCCCTAACACAAAGAATGACGACCTAGTTGATTCTCTATCGCAGGCGTTAATTAGATTGCGTAAGGGCTGGATGGTTAGCCACCCCCAAGACGTACAGATAGAGGAAGCGACAGGACCGAAGGGAAGTTATTGGTAATGAATGAATCACTATTAGAATCAGTTAAGAGACACGAGGGTTTTCGTGACCAGGTTTATCTGGATACCCTAGGAAAGCGAACCGTGGGCTACGGGCATCTCTGTGTGGAAGACCACTGGGAAGACGGCAAGGTATACGAGAGAGAATATCTCGAGGAGATACTGAAAAAAGATTTACAGCACGCAGTAGATACGGCAACGTATATGTGTGAGAAGACAGAAATAAGCGAAGAAGGACAAGATATAATAACGGAGATGGTTTTCCAGCTAGGCGGGAACGGTGTCTCTAAATTTAAAATGATGTGGGAGGCTCTCAAGGCTAGCCCACCAAACTACACAGAGGCTTCAATCCAGATGCTCGATAGTCGTTGGGCAAAGCAGACCCCCAACAGGGCGCATGAGATGGCGGAGCACATGAAATCATTAGGAGGAGAATAATGGATGAGAAGAAAATACTAGAGGAAATAGCAGATTTAAAAAATCAGCTGAAAGAAAACAAGGGAATCCCCAAGGGTAAAAAAAGTTTTATTAGAAAATTATTAATTAACCCATACACTAAATTTACTGGTGGAGTAGGTGCCGTGAGAGAGCTTTACAATCAGATAAAAGATGGGGACATAAGTTTAAAAGACCTAGGACTAGGCGGATTAACTGGACCCATTACAACGCCAAGAGATTTGTTTAAAATGGCTGGCGACTATATGCAAGGCAAAGCCGATGGCGGAATGATGGAAGCCCGTAAAAAAGGCATGGGTCTTAAAATGGCTAACGGTGGTATGGCTAATTCTAAATTTCCAGATTTATCTGGAGATGGAAAAATTACACAAAAAGATATTCTCATGGGTAAAGG